AAACGGTCACGGTCTGCTGTGACGTCAAAGAGCAGGCTGCTGTAGCCCTGTAGCATTTCTTCTAACAGCACTATTTGGGCGCCCAGTTCCAAAATCTTTAGGTTTTGTTCTTCCAGTTCGCGCAACGCATTCTTCAGCAACTTTGCCTGGAAGTTCTCTAAATCGTGTCGAGCCTTGTCTTGTGCCGGCATTGCGCTAATAAACGCATTCCATATTTGGTCTTGGTCACTCATAAAATGGTTTGTCTTTTCGTATCGCTGCCGCTACTTCGCGCTCATAGATAATTGCTTCAATAACCAATGTGATAATGCCGACCAGTATGGCCGACGCAATAAGTTTGCCTAGCAGTTGCATCAGAATGGTTCCTCTGGTATGTCTTGTGGCTCTGGGGTTGCATCGCCGTTCACAAGGCTGTCTATCGCTTTTGACACTTCATATTTCGTCATGCTCGCAAGGTTAGACGGTGGTAATTTGCCTACCTTTTTAAGTTCGCTTTTAAGTTTCCACACTTGCTTTTCGGTAGGCGCGTCTGCCCGCTCTGTTATTTTCATGTCGCCCTCATAACGCACAACTTTGCCCATTTCTTCACGGCTAGGCCGTTTTGTAAAGTCGCTACCTGACAAACCTGCGTTTGCAAGCGCGCGGCCGACAGCCCCAGTTTCGCAATTCTCGACGTGACTGGTTTTGTTTACGTTGCCTTGTCCGCGTATTTCTTCCGCCCAGCCTGTTGCAATAATTTCGTTGTCTAGCCACAGCTCACACTTAAACACTGCAACGTCTTCCAAATAATGCACAAGGTCAGTAATAACGCGAGCGTCAGGGTGCGCCTTAAGAAACCTGTCCAGTCGGCTTGCTACTGGTTCGTAGTCGTCAAGATTAAATGCCATCAGATGCCTCGCCATACTTTGATAGGTGCACAATGCCGGCGCTTGCTTGGCCGATATTGCCCTGTGTCCATGATTAGATTGTTACGCGCACAACGCGAAATGACAGGCCCTAAGGCTCTGTTGTCGTGTACCTGTCCAGTCATGCCGTACGTTTCTAGCTGTGCCCAAACGTCGTCTGACGTAAAGCCGTTTACAGCTGACTTTGCTAGCCATTCAACAGCCATGTTTGCTGCACGTAGCCAATTTAAGTCTGTGTTGCCTGCAATTTGTTCTATTGCTGAGTCGCGCTCAGCCATAGCGTCAAATAATGTCCGATGTTCCATATTTCCTCCTGCCGTAGGTTTCCAGACCAACATAACATATTTAATCTAACAGGTGTTGCATGGTCACCTAGCCTGGCTTGTGGCCCGCCAGTTGCCGATGCCAGACGTCTTGTAAAGGTGCGCCGCCACAGCCAAATTGCACGCTGGGCGTAACAGTACTGTCATGTCGCCAAAGTTGCTTTTGCAGACTTGCGCGGTCACAGAAACCCATGTGCTGTTTATCTGCAACAGGCCGCTGTCGTACGTTCTAACGGCCCTACAACGCTTGTAGAGCGTCGCAACTTGCCGTTTGCAGTCTTTGTATGACATGCCTGGCTGATAATTCCAGCCGATAGCGCCAGGCACACAGCGGGACTCTCGATACATAATCTTGCTAAATGGCTCTATGGGCAGGCCAGCCTTACGCAACGCCGCATGGTATTGCGGGCAGGTGTTCGCTACTGGCGCGCCTTGCGCTTCAGCTGCTGTAGTTGTAAGCGTGACGACAAGTAGCGCCAGCGCAAAACGCCTAATAACGGTAACCATTCATTATGCCTCTTTCTGCCGGTAGAGAAACCCTAGCAAAAGGCAGGCTGGTTTAGACGCTATGCAGGTTTTGTAAGGGTTTTCCAGCGTTCAACAAGCAAAGATGGGTTGTCTGCCATTTCTGGCGTGAGTTCTACATGTAGCCACAGACCGCCTGGTGTACCGCCGTTTGCGGATTCTGTCCAGTCTTTCCAGCCTGAACTGGCGGTAACTGGCTCCAACCAGCCTGGACTGGCTTTGATGGGTCGAGCGTTGCCCAGATTAGAGTCGGCGCGCTTTGGGGATTTGTCTTATGGGCCTGCTGTTGCAGCTTGGGCAAAGAAATATATGGGCGTAACGCTTATGGACTGGCAACTTCATGCGTTGTCTGGGCAACTTGAATGCGATACTGCCGGCACGTTGTTGCGCTCACAGTCGCTTGTAGAAACAGCCAGACAACAGGGCAAGACGGTCGCATTATCTGCCTTAATAGGTTGGTGGTTAACAGAGTTTGCACAGTTGCGCGGCACGCCACAAAACGTTTTGAGTACTGCGCACAAGCTGGACAGGGCTGAAGCAATTTTCTTGTATTTGCAGCCGATTCTGACAGAGTATTTTAATGGCAAACCTATGCGCGCTCTTGGCCGTAAGAGTGTTGACATGCCAGACGGCAGCCGCTGGGAAGTCAGGGCCGCGACACCAGGCAACGCACACGGCGGAAGCAACGACCTTATTGTGTGCGACGAACTGTGGAATATTCAGCCGACAGTTGTCTTTGACGCGTTGCAACCCTCACAGATAGCGCGGCCTAACCCTTTGTTTTCTTGCTGGTCAACTGCTGGCGATGAGTCAAGTACCGCAATGTTGCGTATGCGTGAGCAGGGTATAAATGATATTGACGCCGGCTTGTCGCGTCAGCTGTATTTTGCGTCTTGGTCACCGCCGCCAGGCGTAGATGTAAATGACCAACAATGGTGGGCATGGTCAAACCCTGCTTTGGGCGTGACCGTCAGCCTCGACGCGCTAATAGCGGCCAGCCAAAAACCTGACCGCACTAGCTGGCTTAGGGCTCACTTAAACCTGTGGGTCGCAGCTGCACAAGGCTGGTTACCAAACGGGAAATGGGCAGAGTGCCAAACCGACACAATTAGCTCGACAGGGGGAACCCTCAGCATTGACAGCAGCCTTGACGATTCCCGCTATGTCGGAGTTAGGTCAGTTGCTAACCCTGACGGCACAGTTACTTGCACAGTCGAGTTTGCTGTTGAGTCCGAGCAAGCAATGTGGGCTGAAGTTGTGCGCGTCCTAAATGACCCGACAGTGCAGCTAGCCATTACGCCAATGCTTGACTTGCACCTGCCAGACGTTTACCGCCGGCGCGCCCAGACCGTCGGCTACGGCGAACTGCTCAAATTTACGCCGCTTGTGCGCAACATGATTATTGAAAACAGGCTGTTTCACACTGGCGAAAACGCACTAGCAGAACATGTAGTGCGGGCCGTCATGGTAAAAACGCAGGCTGGCAGTGCCCTGTCGAGCGCTAAATCACCTGGGCCAATAGAGCTGGCGCGTTGCATGATATTTGCTAGCGCCCTGGCATCTAAGCCAATAAACAAAAACAAGCCTGTGCTAGTTGTTGTTAACGGCTAACCTGTTAACGGTGGTTGCTGGCAATCCTGCCGGACAAGTCGGCAACCACCACACGACAGCAACATTTGAGGCATACTTACAGCATGGGCATTTTTGGAAACAAGCAAGTAACTAAAGCAGCTATTTCGCCAGCCCCTAAAGTGCAGGCCGCTGTAGGTTTCACGCCGTCGTACAGCACCAACGCGATTGGCCAATTTTACCAGTACCAAGAGGGCACAGCACGCGCTGAAGCAATGACGTTGGCTACTGTGTCGCGTAGTCGAGACTTGCTGGCCTCAGTTATTGCATGCATGCCATTAAAAATGTATGGCGAGCAATTTGACGACGTCACTGGCGAAATGGAAAAAATACCTTTAGCGCCGCGCAGTTGGTTACGGCAACCTGACCCAGGCGTTACCTACGGCCATCTCATGAGCTTTACCCTAGATGATTTACTGTTCTACGGGCGAGCCTTTTGGGCCATAATTGAACGCACTACTGACGGCTTCCCTAGCAAGTTCACGCGCCTACCTGCCGGCTCAGTTTCAACACTTGACCAAATGGGGCCAGTATTTTTTGGCCCATCTAAAGAAATTATGTTTGCCGGAAACATGCTCGACCCGCGCGACGTAGTGCAATTCATCTCACCAATACAGGGCATTGTTTACAGCTCATCGCAAACCATTGCCACCGCAATTAAGGTTGAACGCAGCCGCTACGAAATGGCTCGCACGTCCTTACCGTCTGGAATCCTTAAACAGACGGGGGGCGAGCCTTTAAGCGCCACTGAGTTAGCCGATATCGGGGCCGCGTTTAACAATGCGCGTCTCACCTCACAAACAGCAGTGCTTAATGAGTTTTTGACCTATGAGCCCAGCAACGCCACCCCTGACAAAATGCTGATGATAGAAAGCGCTCAGTACAGCGCGCTTGACCTAGCCAGGCTGTGCGGCGTGCCGCCGTACCTTGTCGGCGTTGCTACTGGCTCATACGCTTATACCAGTTCAGAGCAAAGTCGAGCCGACCTGTACATTTTTGGCGTCAAGCCATACGCAGAGTGCATATCAGCCACACTCAGCATGAACAACGTGCTACCGCGCGGCACCTATGTTGAATTTAATGCTTTGTCGTATTTAGCAGAAAATTATGTGGCAGATGCAGCAGACTATAGAGAGAACACACAAGAGGAGTTAGCAAATGATTAGGTTAACCAATTCAAGTTTTAGCATTGACGCAGCTGCACCAGACGGCACAGCTAAGCGCACAATTACTGGCGTTGCCCTGCCCTACAACACAGAGGCAACCGTAACTGGTGGGCAAGTTGTTACATTCATGCCTGGCTCATTGCCTACAGACGGAAAAGCACCTAAATTGTTTATGTCGCATGACTCAACAGCGGCCATTGGCCTTGTCACTGAGCGCGAAGAAGACGAAACAGCCATGTACTTTGTGGCAAAAGTCAGCAGCACAGCGCTAGGCGACGAAGCGCTGATATTGGCCGCAGACGGCGTTTTAGATAGCGTTTCTGTCGGCGTAAACCCGACAAAATTCACGTTTAACAAAGACGGCGTAATGATTGTTGAGGCTGCCGACTGGTTAGAGCTGTCTTTAGTGCCCACCCCAGCATTTGAGGGCTCAGTAATTACGCAAGTGGCTGCCAGTTCCGATGCAAACACAGAAAATTTATGTAATAATGACAACAGCGACGACGGCGAACCCGAAGACGCTACCGAACTTATCGAGGAGAAACCAGTGGAAACTACCCCAGCAGCACCAGAAGTTATCGAGGCTTCAGCACCATTGTACGCACAGCCAAAACGCGCATTTAAGATGCCGTCAGCAGCAGAGTACATGGCAGCAATGCACATTGGTGGCGACACATTCCGCGCAGTTAACCTTGCTTACAAAGAGAACTTAAAACAAAACGCATCTGCTCTCGAATTTGCTTTGGCACAGGATTTGACAACGGACACCGCAGGCCTTTTGGAACAAAGACTGCTTGGCCCTGTCATTCAAGACCTGTCTTTTATGCGCCCTGTGGTCACAGCGCTGGGCGTATCGGCGATGCCGTCAACACCATCTAAAACATTTACCAAAACAAAGATTTCTCAGCACACTTCAGTAAGCACACAAACTGAAGGCTCGGCTGTTACGTCACAAAAAATGACCCTCTCAGCAAATACGGTTACAAAGAGTACGCAAGCTGGCGGCGTTTTCATTTCCCAACAGGACATTGACTTTACCGCAATTCCTGCGCTTGAAACCATCATTAACGACCTCAGCGGCGAGTACATGATACGCACCGACGACGTGGCTGCTGACGCGCTTGTATCAGCTGCAACGGCATCAGGTAGCACCTGGACATTTTCACAAACTGACCCAACGTCACTGGTCAACGCACTTTATGACGCAGCACGCGAAATGGCCGAGGACACTAACTATTTCCCAACGCACATTTATTGCGCACCTAACGTTTGGGAAAAATTGGGCCGTCAGCTCGACAGCCAAAACAGGCCGGTATTTGGTTACGTCGGCGCTAACGCCAACATCAGCATGAACGGCTTAGGCGGTAACACTGGCGGCCTGAACTACAACAGCATTAACCCATTGGGTCTTGAAGTAGTAGTTAGCAATAACTTTGCTTCTGGCACAATGATAGTTGCACACACACCACGCAACTCAGCTACCTCAGCGTTCAGTTTCTATGAGGAAATTCGCGGAATTATGACTGTGGAAAATGCAGAGTTGCT